GCGCCGACGGGATTCGAAGTTGGAGATCGAGTATCTCAGACGAGCACCAGCGCATATGCTACCATCGACTATATTGATCTTGAAAACAATCGCTTGACTGTAAAACATGTAAGCGGAACGTTTGCAGTCAATGAAGCAGAAGGAATAAGTGAAATAAAGGTATTAAGCCAAAATATACCTGAGGCTGAAACTGAATACTGGTATGCAGTGAATGCATATGATGATGAGAAAGAAACAAACGAACTCAAGAGAAACGTAGTTGTTCTTAAGTCTTCTTACTTGGCAGAAGTAGAAAAACAATTCATACAACAAATAAGCACGTAATATGACTTCGATTAGAGACGGACAGTTTAAACTTAATGAATTCTTATTGATTGATGCCACAGCCAAAACTGTTGAATGTGGTAAAGCACTCGATTTGACTCCTGTCTGCGTGCAAGCAAACATATACGAGTCTGTATTAAATCCTTCAGTACTCGCAGAGTTTGAATTCTATGATGCAAAAGGCATGTTTAATCATTTTGTTTTTACAGACAAAAGAATTGTAATTGACTTTACGACCGACGAAGAGAATCCAAAATCTTCTATTCGATACGAGCTTTATATCATAGCAGTTAATCCTGTTATTCCTACTAACGATGACAAAGCCGTTATCTATAAACTTTCGTGTGTGACATATGAAGTATGGAAGTCGGCCACCGTTCGTAACTTACCACTTGTTAGAAAAAAGATAGCTTGCGAAAACATGGTGAAAGCTTATCTTCAGGCAATCGATTCTCAGAAGTCATTATTTGCAGAAAAAACTCGTGGATTACATGCCTTCAACTTTACTGAAAAAACCCCAATTGAGTGTATCGATCAGATTCGATTAGAATATGCGATGTCTCAAGAATTTAAGGGTCATGCATTCTACTTCTTTGAGAATAAGTATGGATTTGTTTTTAAGAGTATGGAAATGCTGATCAAAGAAGGTAAAGAGAATATCGGTGATAAGTGTTTTATGCAATCCGGATTGACAAATTTAAATGTATCTGGTTCGAAATGGAGAAACATTCTAGCCACAAAACTTATTCAAAATGGTAATCAAGGGCTTGCAAGAAGAATTGGCGCAGGAAGCAATTTAGTTAAACTCAAGAATAGTGTGACTGGTGAAATCGTTAATTTCCAAACTAACCCAAAAAATTTAGAATTCCAAACTTTAAATGAAAAGTCTGTCTCTTCAAGTCTTAGAACTCAAGATGAAATAGGTAAAGACGAAGGAAATATTCAAATTATTCCTTTTGATCCAAGAATTGAAAACGCAGAACGAGCTGAAAAGAAAAACCAACTGCCATATTATATGGCACACTTCTTAACTACAATTATTCATGCTACGATTTACGGCGATAGCGCTATTTCTACCGGTGATGTCATTAAGTGCCAATTTCCCGAACCGAGCGGTATTACAAGAGGAGAAACATCTCCAGCAAATGAAGACAGCACGATGACTACTGGTAATTACATCATCACAAAGTGTCGACATATTTTGACTTTTAACGAAAAGGCAGAGTATATGCAAGCTTTCGAGCTTGTAAAAGATGGCATTGGTGGATTGCCACAGACACACACAACTTAGAGGATGATAGATGCAAGCTCCAAGATTCTTTGAAGGTATCGTAGCAGAAGATCCGAGTTCAGATCTCGGATTAGAAGCTGATGAGCCACAGACAGGTAGAATATTGGTCAGAGAAATATTAGGACACTCTGACAGAGTAAATTCTGAAGATCTTTTGCCTGCTTACATTATGATGCCTACTACGAGTGCCGGTGTTTCGGGCATTGGATTAAGTCCCACCGGTCTCTTAAAGGGATCTCGAGTCATGTGTATGAAGTTACCAGAACAAGCATCAGCATATATTCTCGGCGTATTAAACTATGCACCAGAAGGTAATCACAGTGTATCATCTTATGCTCGAGGACAAGGAGAACCAGAACTTAAGTCTCGCAATCGTATTCAAGGAGAGAATGGTGCAGTCATTGAACCTGCTTCGAAGAATAAGGCGCGATACCCGTTTAATAATACGATGACTACTCGGGGAGGGCATGTAGTAGAGTTTGACGATACACCGGGTTCAGAGCGTGTACATATCTTTCATAAGTCCGGATCTTATATCGAAATCTTGCCAGATGGGACTATTGTGACGAAGTCTGTAAAGGATCATATTCAGTTGGCCTTTGGAAACATTTCTATCTTTAATCAGGGTAAAAGTGATGGTAGCCAGGGAATCGAGATTACATCTAATCTGGGTAAAATCACTATCGCCGCACATTCAGACGTCGACATCTTTGCAAACCAAGGTAACGTAGGTATCTTTGCAAATAATGGCACCGTATCAGTCACGTCAAAGTCTGGTGCAGTTGATATACAAGCCGCAATTATTGGACTCAATGCATGAGAGCGATAGTTTATGTTCCAGAAATACCGGGTTTACAATGTGACGCCAGCGGAAAGATATCTTTCCGTCAGCTAGAAGATTACTTCGTAGGAATCTCGAAGATCATCTCTCAGCTTAAGCTTCAGGCCAAGTTTATTCAAGACGAGTGCGGCAAGGAACTGATTCAAGCTATTCGTGATATTGAAAAGTTGGTAGACGATATTACTGGCATTCTGATGACAGACGTCTTTAAAAAGATCAAGTCTAAAGAACAGGAGATGAAGTATAAAGTTCGCGAGTTCATGAAAGAGATCGACGTATTTTTTCAGAAGAAGATCGTCGAAGCTCTACTGAAGATTCTGAGCATTCTTGGTATTCCGAATCCACTAACTATTCCAATTCCGTTTATTACAGCAGTAACACTCATCGATGAAAGCGATAATCTTGTTCGTTATCAGCCAGTAGTTAGAGACTTTTTTACCAAAGAAGGCAAAGTCAAAATTAAAGCTGCAATTGCAGAGGATATCGAGTCAATCAAGAAGTTTTTTGGTGAAGACGGAAAATATGATGGCACCTTTGGAATTAAAAGTCCTGAGCACGAAGCAGAAGAGTTTTGGCAGAAAGCATTGAGATGGATGAAAGAGCTCTTAAGCGATTTCATTGGTAAATGCATCAATGCAATGATCGGTCTATTGACTAAGATTCCAATTATTGGTCCTATTATTAAAAAAATCGGAGTATTCATTGATCCTACGAAGTCTATTAAAGAACAGTTAAAAGCGCAGTACGAAGATTTTAAAAAACAAATTAAGAAAGCCAAAGAGGACGTCTTGTCTGGAAAAGCGTTTGAAGATCTCGGCGAGAAGATATTGAATAAACTGATAGACTTCGTTTTAAACTTGCCTATTCCGTTATTCGGTACACTTGGAAATCTGATTGGGTTTGATATAGAATTGCGTAAGAAGAAAGAAACGATTCACTCGAAGGAAGAGCTGTGGCATCGAATTGAAGATGCATTCGATGATGCCATGGAAAAGATTAAGAGGTTCTTTCAGACAGATTTGATTGCTAAGATACATGATATCATTCTGAAAGCTCCGGGTTGGATTCTGAGTCAATTTCCAATCGTAAATAAAATCGTAAAGGCGATCAAGTTGATCATTGATATTTGCCGCGGTAAAGTATCTGTATGTGTGGTATTAAATATCATTTTAAAACCGATTTTTAGTATTCCAGACGCAATCTTAAGACTCATTCCAAGCTGTATCGAAGTGAAGCGAACAAAATATGGATTAGAACCGAATCCTGAAGTATCTCCGGTGTGGGCAAAACCAGCATGACAGATCAATACTTAATATCAGAAAACGGGTATTTTTTCACGGACATCAACGCTCCGACTCCTGAAGTAGCTTCTTTTGGAGATCTCAATCCTCCTGCTCCGCCGCCATTTATTGTTCCAGAACCAGGAGTTACTACTCTTGACGATGGAAATGTCGTCGAGTACGAAGATGATGAGATGCTGATGAACTACTTTGTGTACGATGTCAATGATAAGCTTGTATCGTATCTCGAAACGAATAAGTCAACTGGAGTTATGATACAGTATGTTTTTACTCGAACCGCTGGACCAGCACTCGAAGCGATCGGTAGCAACGAAGATTATCAAAACTTTGCGGCAACAGGCCAAATAGACGATCTTGGAGACGATGTTCCTAACGCTTCTATCGAAAACTATAGCGTTACTGAGATACTTATCGCATCAATTGGGCCGGAAGGCGAACTAATTCCAGCATAAATAAGATAAAAGCAGGATGCCATGACAGACAGAATAGACATACTCACTACAAGAAAGACGATACAGCGAGAACCTGTGTTCACTGATTTCTATAATGATTTCAATATTCATCCACAGAACAAGCGGCTGGCTCTTCACACAGATGAACAAGCAGTAAGAAGGTCGATGAGAAACATCTTGTCGACGAATACCAAAGAACGCTTATTTAATCCTGAATTTGGCGGCGGCCTAAGAAGATTCTTGTTCGAAGATATTTCTGTGATGACATCCGATTTGATCAAAGATGCTGTAGTGGATTCTATTACCAAATATGAACCACGCGCACGAATAATCGACGTCTTAGTCATATCAAACGAGTTTGCGCATTCTTATGAAGTATCAGTCTATTATGAGATAATAAATAATGCTAATCCACAGACACTTCAACTCACCCTGTATAGAGTAAGATAATGGCAAATTCGAGTATAGTCCTTACACAATTAGACTTCGATTCCTATAAAGATTCTCTGAAGACATTTTTGAGATCTCAGGATAGATTTAAAGATTACGACTTCGACGGAAGTAACCTTTCTGTTCTTCTTGACGTGCTTTCGTACAACACATATCAGAACGCGTTCTATCTAAACATGGTCAGCAACGAGATGTTTCTTGATTCGGCTAAGTTGCGTGATAGTGTGATCTCGCATGCCAAAGAATTAAACTATCTTCCAAGATCTTTTCGATCTTCATCGGCTGTCATTCAGCTGGTAATTACTTCGACAGATGCGGAAAAGAGATCGATTGTCATTCCAAAGGGTACATCGTTCACTTCTCGTGTCGATGATTTTACTTACAATTTTAGTACTACTGAAAACTATGTCATTACAAACAGAACTCCAGCGGGATCAAGTCTCGTATATGAGAGTGAGCCGATTCGAATATACGAGGGTAACTATTTGAGTGATACGTATACTGTAAACTATGATAGACCTCTCGTCTATAAAATTAGTAATAAAAGGGTCGATATTGAAAGCTTATCAGTTACTGTCTTCGAAGATAACGGCACAACTGTTCAAACTTATAAGAGAGCGACGTCGCTTTTCGGACACGATGGTAACTCAAAAGTCTTTTTCTTACAGCCTGGAATTGGCGACACATACGAAGTTGTCTTCGGTGACGGAGTAGTTGGAAGAAAGCCAAAAAATAACTCTGCTTGCATTATTGAATATCGAACATGTAACGGCGAACTTCCAAATGGTGCATTTAAGTTTATTAATACTGCTCGTATTGACAATGAACCAAATATTGTCATTGAAACTATTACTGCTGCCTCCGATGGCGCAGTTGCAGAAGATCTTAACTCGATTAAGTATAACGCTCCGCGTGCATTTACTACTCAAGAACGCGCAGTAACTTCAGAAGATTACGAGAATCTACTCAAAGCAAATTTTCCAGAAATTAATGCAGTCGTTGCATATGGTGGAGAAGATGCAACTCCTCCACAATTCGGTAGAATCTTCTTGTCGATCGATCTTGATGAAGTTGATGGTCTTCCAAAAATTAAAGAAGCAGAATATAAAAGATTCTTAAGATCTCGCTCTTCTGTGGCCATTGAGCCTCTCTTTGTTTCTCCTGATTACACATATCTGTATGTGAACACAAACATCAAATATAATATCAACTTGACAGGTTTAAATCCAGAAGATATTCGAACATTTGTAATTGATTCTATTCTGAATCACGCTTCTACGAATCTCAATAACTTTGGCCGCACTCTTCGTTACTCAAGATTTATTCGAGATATTGATTCTGCAGAAGCAAGCATTATTAGTAACGAAACGAAGATAGAACTTATTAAATATCTAACACCGGTATTAAGTACGACTGTTACTGGAAGTGCCACAACAACTTCTGGTTCTCTCGTATCATTAGCAACTTCGGGAGTAGTATCATCCGGACAAAATGTAACGATTGACTTTAAAAATGCCTTGCAGAATGATATTCCAGGTAAAGGTTCAGAGTATCTTACCGGTGACATTCATGTCGTAAGCTCTTCAACATTTACGTATAACGGTTTGTCGAATTGCCGCCTTGAAGATGATGGTGATGGCGTAATGCGTATTGTCAATACTTCTGGAACGAATAACAGAACCATTCTCAATATCGGAACAGTCGATTACGATACTGGTATTATTCGAATTAACAACTTTAATATTACTAATTACACTGGCACCTCGCTGAAAATCTATGCCAAGCCACGTACTCTGGATATCACGTCTGTGCAAAATGTAATACTGAATATTCTTGAAAATGACGTCGACGTCACAATTGAACAGATTAGAGAATAATGAAGAATATAGAAAAAAGAATATCTCCGTTAATTCAGAGTCAATTTCCTTCTTTTTACCAAGAAGAGGGAGAGAACTTTATTGCGTTTGTGAAAGCGTATTACGAGTGGCTAGAAAACTCTGGCACATATGTTAACTATTCTGGCAATATTGTTACTCAGTATATTGCTTCAAATAACGATATTATAGAAGTCACTGCTGCTCAACTTGCTAACTCGACATATATGTCGAGTATCGCACGATATCAGCCGATTGCTGCAAATCCGCTTTATCACGGCAGAAGATTACCAGATTATCGCGATATTGATAGTACGACAGATGACTTTATCGTTCACTTTAAAGAGAAATATCTGAAGAATATTCAGTTTGATACTGCTACGAATAAGAAATTACTTGTCAAGAACTCTCTCGACCTTTATCGTGCAAAAGGTACAGAGCGCGCGGTTGACTTATTCTTCAAACTCGTATACGGTACATCAGCCGAAGTACGTTATCCTGCAGAAAAAATCTTCCGTCTTTCTGACGGTGTTTACGAAAAGCCAGAATATCTCGAGATCGGATACTCGATCTATAACATCGACTACGTTGGTAAACAAGTTGTAGGTCAACTTTCGGGAGCCAAGGCTTTCGTCGAGAAGTATATCCGTCGTCGGGCGGGTAAAGGTTACGTTAACCTTCTGTACATCTCTGGTCGTCAAGGAGATTTCAAGAACGGTGAAGTTGTCGGTCTAAATATTAACAATCAACCAGTATTCGATATTACAAAGAGATCGAAGTTGATAGGTTCTGTCAAAAGAGTAACTGTTCAAACTCGTGGTCGTAACTTTAATATTGGAGATATTGTAAGATTTACTAATAGCGACAGAGGCCTCGGTGGACTCGCGCGAGTTGAATCGATCGATTCTCAGTCCGGTCTTGTGGACTTCATCTTTGTCGACGGTGGATACGGTTACACTTTAAACGCAGAGTCTATTGTATCAGAGAAAGTTCTCAATCTCGACTTTGTGACTGCAGATTATAACAGCGGGCAATATTTTAAGTTGTTCGAACGTGGCATTCAGCCTGTTATCAACGTTGGTTATAGCGCTATTAGCTCAAACGTAGGTGTAGGTAATACAGTCTATCGCTATGCTTCAAATGGCATGTTAGCTGCAACAGGTCGCGTACTCGAAGTAGCTCCTTCTTCGAACACAAACGGATTTATCTCGGTCTCACACTCGTCAGGTGTATTCGTACCGAACGCGACTTACTACACCACCTCAAATACTATTTCGTTTACTGCACAGACAATCGAAGATAAGTCGATGTCTGGCAAGTTCATGAATACGCCAACAGATTATTTCGTTACCATTGCATCTCCTTCCGCTACTTTTAGAGTAGGAGACTTGGTCATGCAAACGAATAATCAAGCTGCAATTGGTACAGCAACAGTCGCTAACGTGGTAATTGTTGAAGATGGAACAATCTTAACTGTTACGAATGCTCGCGGAGTATTTAAGAACAGCAAGAGAATGGCCGACTTTGACTATAAAGCTGGCACAGGAACTATCACAACTTCGAATACCAGCAACGTAGTTTCGGGTACTTCTACTGAATTTAGCAACAACTATCTTAATGCTGTGTTGTACGACGATGGAAACGTGGCTATCGGTAATGTTTCTTCTATTATCAACTCTACTTCGTTAACACTGTCGAGTAATGCTTCTGTTGCAGTGACTGGAAACACTCATAGCTTCGGTCTCACATATCGTATTATGAATCAAAGCAACACCGAGATCTATGCAAACGTAAGTCATATTAATCTGAATGCTGGTCTATACGATATTAAAAAGCAAGTTAATATTATTGAATTTGACGAGTGCTCTTCAAATAATGTCACCTTTGCGAACAATATCTATGTTTATAATTCTACGAGTAACCTTGTTTCAGAAGGTGAAGTGATTAGTGTCAATTACGACTCTGCGACAAATACCGGCAGTCTAACTTTCATCTCTCGTAAAGGATATTGGAACGAAACTGATACTGTCTACACTGCTGCAAATACTGACAACTTTAAGATCGTTACGTACTCTCTTGATATTGAAGGCGGCGATTATGTAAGATCGTTTCCTGCTCGAATCATCGCTCCTCTCTCGAATACATCCGCAAATATTACTTCAATCAGTTTTGGCTCCGGGGCAGGATTCGGTGTAGGCACGATCGGTGAAACAGAAGTCATCTTCATTGGTACAGATTTAATCTCAGCGAACAGCGAAGATACTCTCGACTATAGTCGACTACAACTATCAGTGACAGCGAATACTGGATTCGATGAAGGTCAGAGAGTCTTTCAACAGATTCGTAAAGTTTCTTTCAATCCTTCGACTGCCGTAAACGCTTCGAGCGGATTTATTACAATTACAAATGCCAACACTTACTACATTGCAGGCGACAATATCACTTATGAAGTCGCCGCAGGAAATACTGTGATCACTGGTCTTGAAAGTAATAAATCTTATTATGTGGCATTCTCAAACACTACTGGATTAATACTTTCACAGGCTGCGAATAAATTTGTGCACATTAATAGCACAAGTTTTCCAGGCCAAGTTTTTGCGAATACTTCATTCAACATTCCTGCATTCGCTGCAACTCGAGCGAATGAATCTGGTCACTTCTTCTATAAGACTGCTCATGGAACACTGTTCGATGTTACTGGAACGAATCTTCTCGTCAAAGATCCTATTCGCGACTTCGGATTTACGAATACAACATCAGTCCCAGCAAATGGCAATATTATAGTATACGAGAATTCCGCAGTAAACACGGCAATTACGGCAGTAACAGAATTGTCTACGCTTACTCAGGCAAACGCAGTGTTTGCTTCACAGTTTATCTCTTCAGATGCATATGGATTCTTTAAGAATCGCCAAGGAAATCTCTTAGATAACCTATACGCATGCTTGACATTTGGTAGATTCGAAATCGGTATCATTGGATCACTGAATCAGGTCAATCCGGGAGAAGATTATAATATCGATCCGTTTGTGCTCGCGTATCAACCATTCATCTCGGCTTTTGATCGTAAAGATTTTGTGATTACTTTCGAAAATCCAACGAGAAGCTTTTCTGTCGGAGAAATAGTAAATCAGTCACAAGCAAACCTCAGATTCTTCGATCTCAAGGTTTCGACTGGCGCATATAGCAATACTTATGATGCCAAGACATTTACTGTGCAATCTCAACATGAAGTGAACAGCGCAGCAGATTTTATCTTCTATCGCAACATCTCTTCGACATTCAATGCCACAGACGAAGTCAACTCAAATACAGATTTCCTTGAAATCGATGGTAACGCGTTTGCTGCAAATGATCTCGTTCGTTATTTTACCGACACAGGCAATACTGCATTGACTGGTTTGAGCAATAACAATTTTTATTATGTACTTGCTTCTAACTCTATCGGTATCACTCTGACCACAGATGCAGGTAACACTGCGGCCAAGGTGAATGTTACACAGAGCTCGAACGTCGCAGAATTTAACTCGAACACTAACGTACAAAATAGCAACGACTTTATCTCTATCGCTTCTGCAAATAGCTTGTTTGCAAACGGCGATCAAGTAAGATATGTAATTACCAACGGAAATGTTCCAGTCGGAGGACTTGAAGCTGAATCTCTCTATTATATTCGCTACGCAAATAGTACAGGATTAGCTCTTTCTGTTACTGCTGGAGGAGCTAATGTCGATCTGACTGCTATTGATCCTGGAAGCAACGGACACTTCTTAAGATACTATAATGCAGATATCAGTGGTCATAATATACGCAATTACACAAACGAGTTTGGTAATGGACAGGTAGTTCAATATCGAATTCCAAATGGTAATACTGCTATTAGCGGCTTGACTGCCAACGACACGTACTACGTCGTTTCAGCCAATACTGTAGGATTTAAATTAGCTACTTCTGCTAATGGAGCCGCAATCAATATTACCTCCAACTCGACTGGCGGGGAATCACATACGGTTGCAACACTTCCAGGTTATCTACCGAAAGATAAGCTATTTCAGAATGTGGGTGGAAACATCGTTAATGCCACCGTCTCTTCAGTCTTCGCGAATACAACAGGAAACTATGTCAGAGTTACTGGAAACACTGCACCAATTACAAACAATGCTCTATTATTTTCTTATACTGTGCCTACAGCAAATGGTCTTATCTCGAGCGTAAGTGTGTTCGAGATAGTCTCGACTGCAAAAGCCATTGTTAAGTCGAGTAATAATAGTCAGATGTTTGCAAAGAGAATTACTTTCGAAAATACGTGGCAGCCAGAAGGAACAATTATTGGAGAAGTTACAGGCGCCGAAGCGACAGTAGTCGGCGTGTCTGAAGATGCATCAGTGCTATACCCAATCGGTCTTAACGCCGATATTACTGCAAACGTTGTGACTTCTGATGGTGAAGTGACCGGTCTTCAAGTCATCGACTCTGGCTTTGCATATTCGAACGCCGAGATAGTCGACTTTGTATCAGAAGACAACCTAAGAGCTGGTACTGCCAAGATGATTCTCGATGGCCACGGTATTGGCCAAGGTTACTATCGAAGCTCGCGAGGTTTCTTGTCAGATGATATCTACGTGCATGACAATGACTTCTATCAAGAATATTCTTATGAAATTCTATCGAAGATCTCGGTAGAAAGATATGCGGATATGTTTAAGAAAGTTATGCATGTCGCTGGTACAAAGTTTTTTGGTTCTGCGCTGATCGTAGAAGAAGCTAACGCAGCTCTGAGCTTGTCAGCTATTTCAACTGGCCAAGAAATCCAGTTTAACTCTGCCGACGACGTATCGACGGCTAATGACACCATTGAAACGGATATTGAAGATGTAAGATATCAATTTAAGGTGATGGATGTTAATAATGATACAGACTTTATATCATTAGTGACTAATCCCTATTATAACAGCCAGTCATTAAATGTACATGATTATTTACAGTATACTACGTCAGAAGCTCAAACAATCGGAGTAGGAACTTCTTCGAGTTTGTCGAACAATGATTACTACTACGTAGTGTTTGCAAATACAACAGGCATCAAGATCTCTGAAACGAGTGGAGGAGATGCGCTCAATCTAAATACTGTCTCTATTAGTAATACACTTGAACTGCACACTCTAACTAAATTAATTAATCCGTTTGCAAACGGTGATGTTGTACGCTATATTACTTCGAACGGCGCAGTACAGGCAAATGTAACTCTTACGTTTGTTACAAATGCAATCAGTTCGAATGCCATCAGTGTAAGTAATAATGTTTTTAGAATCGGAGACGTTGTCAAGTATACAAAGAATGGAGGATCTTCTGCGGTTGGTCTCACAGCAGGTTCTGAATTGTTTATTCGAAAAGCAAACTCTACTTCGATTATGCTTGCGAACTCTATCGGCAAAGCTGTCAACATTTATTCGAATTCAACAGTAGAAACACACGTTCTAAGAATTGAAAAACTTGCGAATAATCAGAACTACTACGTCATAAATACTACTCCAAATACAGTGAAACTATCTCTCACTGCGAATGGAAGTCCTATAAATATAACAGCGAATACTACATCGAGTGGATCGGCCACGGCTGGTCACTTCTTGACAAAGACGATAGAGGAATAAATGGCAGTAACCCAAAAACTCATTACGAGTAGTTTTAATGTAGCGGCAGCTGCAAATTTTATTAATAGCTTTGCTAATAATGATTATTTTGTGTATGCTGCTCGTCACATTCCTTATGCAGGAAGTGATACTATTATTCCTGCCCCGAGCAACAGCGTTAGAGATACCGACATCGATGTTTATGACAATATGATTTTTGCGAAGAGAGCTTCTTCTGCAGACGTCATTCATATGGCAAACAAATATTTGTGGGAATCGAATACTCACTATGCGATGTATGATCATATTGACGGAAGTCTTGAAACGAAGAACTTCTTTATTACTGTTGATGATGATACCGAATACAACGTATGGAAGTGCCTGTTTAATAATAGCACAGACACGATTAATGTCAATTCGACAGTCGCGCCTTCTCGTGTAGGAAGTGCCGCAGATTTAAATCCTGTTGAGACAGGTGACGGATATGTATGGAAATACATGTACACTATCACAAAAACACAGTATGAGAAGTTTGCTACATCGCAATATATTCCTGTCATTGCCAATAATGATGTTATTACGGGTGCAACTCGTGGTACGATTGAAGTCGTAAAGGTAGAAGATGCCGGCGCAGGCTTCGATAACTACATTGCCGCGGGTACGTTCTTAACAGCTGATATTACAGTAGGTGGTATTCCTACATTCTATGGAGCACCTGCGACTGCTGTATCGATCGACGACTACTATCAAGGCTGCGTAATGAAGATTACTTCTGGAGTCGCGATAGGAGAATATCGAAGAATTATTAACTACGAAGGCACGGCGGCGCAAAAGAAATTTATTCTTGATACGTCGTTCTTAACTACTCCTTCTGCGGGAGATACTTATGAAGTATATCCATATGCGTTTATTTGGGGTGACGGCGAAGAGACAACCCCTGCCGAAGGAATCGTTTATATCGACGCCACTTCTACCAACTCCATTAGTAGAGTAGAGCTTTTAAATGTAGGAGAAAACTACAGAAAAGCTGAGTCATATGTTTCTGAACAGCCTATTACTATTCCTCCTTCGATCTTCGATGAAACATTCATTCAACTTCCGGCCGTTGTTTCAAGCTCGACATACTTCGCTCCTGCCTCACTAAGACCTATTATCTCTCCAAAAAATGGTCATGGTTCAGATCCTTACAATGAACTTTATGCAAAGAGAGTCTGCTTAAGCGTAAAGTTTAACAATAGTGAGAGCGGAATTATTTCAACAGAAAATGATTTTAGACAAGTTGGTCTTATTAAGAATCCAACTTTTACAGAAGTTGACATGAATATTACCAACGTAGTTGGTCCAGGTTTTTCTGTCGGCGAGAAAGTTTTTCAGTATCGTAAACTTAAGTTACACGGCAATGTAAGTATCAATGTTAGTAGCACTACGATTGAAAAGACAAACTTCGGTCTTCTTTCTTCGACTGC